GAGAAGGACATACAAGAGAAAAAGTTTAGTACTGAACTTAGACCCACACAAATTTACGACGCCCTTGAGTTCTGGGGTAAAGTCAGCGGATCAATGTTACTTGAATGGGGTCTTACTCCCGAGGAGGTCCCCGACCCCGCCAAGGAGTACGACGCGAATGTCTGGTTAGTTGGGGACTTTATTATTAAGGCCATTCTTAATTTCGATCCCCTTGGTGAAAAGCCCTATGCGACCACTTCGTTTATTAAGAACCCCGGCGCGTTTTGGGGCAAAGGTATTCCGGAGATCATTGAGGATGTGCAGAACATGGCTAATGCGGCTGCGCGGTCGCTGGCTAATAATATGGCTATCGCTTCTGGTCCCCAAGTTGAAGTTAATCTTGAGCGTATCCCGACCAACGAAGACATCACTCAGATGTATCCGTGGCGTATCTGGCAAGTACTTAACGATCCATTAGGTGGCACAGCACCGGCAGTACGCTTTAACCAGCCGGACGATAACTCTGGCGCGTTACTTACTGTTTATGAGAAGTTCAGCCAGTTAGCTGACGACCATAGTGGTATCCCCTCCTACTTATCGGGTGACCTCAATGTCAAAGGCGCAGGTCGTACGGCTAGTGGGTTATCCATGTTAATGGGTTCTGCTGGGAAGAGCATACGTCAGGTTATCATGCATATTGATGCAGATATCCTTAAGATCATTGTCAGTCGTCAATTTGTGTATAATATGCGCTACGATCCAGACGAAAGTATTAAGGGTGATGTTCAGGTAATACCTAGGGGTGCCATTCAGTTGGCCGTCAAGGATACCGTCAATACCCGCCGTATTGAGTTCCTGCAGGCCACTGCTAATGAGTTTGATATTGAGATTATTGGTACAGACGGGCGTGCGGCGATTCTCCGCGAGGTTGCTAAGGGTTTGCAAATGCCTGTGGATGAGGTAGTACCTTCTCGTGAGAAGCGTGCTTTTAATAAACGCGCTGCCCAGTCGGAGGCCCAAGCCTCTATTACGCCACCGGATGGTGGACGCACAGGCGGGCAGCCCCAAGTTATAGACCAAGCCGGTAATCCGGCAGGCGGGTTAAATTTGGTTTCTAATAAGAATACAGGACAAGCAGTATGATTAAGCCAGATGAGGAAGTTGTAAGGGCTTTCGCTCATATTGCGCAGAACGTACCGGCTGCGAAGGCGTATCTTGATGAGCAGTATCATATAGAACTCAAGAGGCTGCCTAACGCAAATGGTAGCACTGGTATCGCACAGGGGCGGTGTCAAGTGTTACAGGAGATAACTAATCTCCTGAATGATGCCCCTGAGATCGTAGCAGATGTCCGTAAGGGCAAGCTACCTTGACCACGCACACCGATAGGAGCGTATAATGGCAGTACCAAAGCAAGTTCGGAAGCAGACTGAGGCTGTTCAAGCTTTGTATAACGACCTTAATAATGAGGGTACCCCGTCGCCGGAAGGTGAAGCGGCTCTCGTCGTTGGGGAAACTGTTATGCAAGAACCTGTACCAGCCGACAGTGCCCCCGAGGTTGCACCTCAGCCTGAACTCGTTGAGCCGGGTGAAGGCGGCCAAGAAGAAAACTTTGAGCAGAAATGGAAGACTCTTCAGGGTATGTATAATGCTGATACTGCGCGGTTATCTACGCAGAATCAAGAGTTAAACGGACGGTTGCAGCATATGGAGCAACTTATCTCCACGATGCAGGTAACCCCCGATGCACCCCCTGAGCCCGAGAAGCCGAGAATTCTCTTAACGGAGGATGAGGTAGAAGAGTATGGGGAGTCTATTGATATTATGCGTAAGGTTAATCAGGAGACTGCTGATGCTCAGCAAATCCAGATTGACTTGTTGAATACGACTATTCAGCGGTTGCAGGGGCAAATTGTGCCTCGTGTTGAGCAAATTGCTGATCAACAAGCGCAAAGTATTGAGCAAAATTTCTGGTCTGCTTTATCTAGTGCGGTGCCTAATTGGCGGGAGATTAATGATAGCCCCGAGTTTCAAGCTTGGTTGCTGGAAATTGACCCTCTTACTAATATGACCCGTCAGACGTACCTCGATGGTGCCCAGCGTGATATGGATGCCGGACGGGTTGCGCAGTTTTTCGCTTTTTGGACCCAGGTAAATGGTACGACATCAGCTCAGCCTAATCGGAGCGCTTCCAATTCCGAGCTTGCTAAACAAGTTGCCCCGGGTAAAGGCCGGTCTATCGGTGTCCCCCGTGGCAATACGAAGAATACTTATACTCCGCAGGACATTACTAATTTTTTCAAGAATGTTCGGGATGGTAAGTTTAAAGGCAAGGAAGCGGAGCGTGACAAAATTGAGCGCGACATTTTCGCAGCGCAAAGCGATGGTCGTATTGTCAACGCGTAGTTAAAGGAGCCATAAAATGGCATTCGCTACATCCCCGGGCCATCCGGCCTATACTGGCAATTTCATCCCTGAGATTTGGGCTGGAAAGCTAATCGAAAACTTCTACGATGCTACCGTACTGGCGGCTATCGCTAATACGGATTACGAGGGTGAGATCAAACAGCACGGTGATACGGTTAATATCCGTACGACTCCCGAGCTCACGATTAACGATTATGTTAAGGGTCAGACCTTGACTGTCGAAAACCCCGATAAGCCAAAGTTGCAGCTTCTCATCGACAAGGGCAAGTACTTCGCCGCTGTTGAAGATGATGTTGATCAGGTTCAATCCGACATCGCTATGATGGACTCATGGTCTAAAGACGCTTCCGAGCGTATGAAGATCACTATTGATACCGATGTTCTTGGTAGTATCGCTGGTGATATCGCCTCGACGAACCGTGGACTGACGGCTGGTGAGCAGACTCTTGCTATTGACCTTGGTGTCACTGGCACGCCGAATGCTCTCACGACCTCAAACGTCCTTGCTGAAATCATCAACCACGGTACGGTTCTTGATGAAGCAAATTGTCCTGAGCAGGATCGCTGGATGGTCATCCCCGCCAGGATGGGTGGGTTGATTAAACAGTCTGATCTGAAGGATGCGTCGATTACTGGCGACGGCTTTACGCCGTTGCGTAATGGTCGGCTTGGTGTGATTGATCGCTTCACACTCTATGTGTCGCATAATCTGCCGTTATCCGCGACAGGCGCTGCTGGTGAGTTCACTATCTTTGCTGGTCATAAGAAGGGCATTACTTTTGCTTCGCAGATGACTAACATGGAGACTCTCCGGTCCGAGTCTACTTTCGGCGATATCATTCGTGGTTTGCAGGTATACGGCTTCAAAGTCGTGAAAGACACTGCGTTGACCGCTGGTATCATCACAATCGCTTAAGCGGAAGGAAAATTTATCATGGTTGCTTATACTGATGCTATCGGGTTCGACAAAGGTGGAACCTCTGGACATCGGGACAACGCGGCGAAAGCGTATTGCTTGTCTGTTGATCTTGATTTTACTGCTATCACGGCTGCTCGGGTTACTGCGGGGGCTACCGCCTTCGGTACCGGTGACTCACTGGCGGTGATCCAACTTCCTGCTAAGACCCTTGTCTTGGCGGCTGGTATCGACGTTACGACTGCTGACGGTACGGCTAGTACTGTTGATCTTGGGTTCACCGGCGGTGATGTCGATGCCTGGGTTGATGGCGTTGACGCTAATTCCGTTGGTAGCGCAGTAGGCCTTGGTACGCTTACTGTGACTGTCGCTACTTGCTACAACGCTTCAGCGGAAACACTCGACTTGCTGATGCTGACTGCTCCGCAGGATGCATCTGTCATGCGTGTCTGGGCTGTTGTGATTGACTGCTCGTAATAACGTTGGGTGGGGGGCTTCGGCCCCCTTCCCTTCATTTTATAAGGAGGCTATCATGGCTCATAAGCCTAATATGGGTAATCCTGGGCGTTGGTTGAAGCATGTCGATGATGGGCAGATTTTCCAGCACACTGACAATCTCGCTAAGCATCCCAAGATGGAAGAGGTTACTGAAGAGGAAGCTTTTCCGGAGCGTTTTCTTACGAGTAAACAGAAGACTCGTAAATCTAAACTTGATTTATCTACTGACCCAAAGGCGGTAGAGAAAGCCAAACCTAAGAAAGCAACTAAGGCTGCATTGGCTTCTGACGCATCTAGGGGATTGGATACGAAAAGATGATACTTGACGACGTAATTGTTGACGTACGTCGGATCATTCAAGACGAAGACTCGACAGCGTATAGGTATAATAATGCATTTATGCTGGGTATGGGTAACCAAGCCCTCAAGCGTATACAGCTTCTGCGTCCTGATCTCTTCGCTTATGTGAGCACCGTTGCTTGTACGCAGGGCCAAGTTATCCAGTCGGCTCCGTCCGACTCATTGCGTATTATCGAGGTGTATTCCATCGTTTCAAGTGGTGTAGGTTTAGTCGAAGCTGATCGTGAGGTTCTCGACCAGACTCTCCCTACATGGCCTAATGATGCTGAAGCTGCAGCCATCAATTGGATGCGCTCGGT